ATCAAGAAGATAAAATCAAAATAGACTTTAAAAATGATTTAAAATTAGGATTTGCGTTTCTTGTTGATGAAGAAGAAAATGAAAAGAATATCAGACATATTAAGAAAGCAAAATTAATGGAATTAAATATAAATATGGCAGCTAATTAAGGTTTAGCAATTAAATCAGTTGCAAAGCTGCTTCCATCGGCAATATTTGCGCCTTCAATTGAAAATGCGCCCTGTTCTACAATTGACAAATCAGTAAAGCAGCCTTGCAAATTTTTAACAAAAGAAACTCCCTGAATTAAGAATTGTCCACTTACTTGACATAATTCATCTTTAACTTGAACCAAAGTGTTTGGCTGCCAAAGCAACCCGCTATTTCTATTTGTATAAAAACCTTGAACGCGGCAATTATAGCGGGAGCCTTTCGCGCGCCTTATATTGACATACCACTTAGCTAGATTTTTTAAAGATACTGATTCTGTATCAGCCGACATATTTACCCGCTTTCTTCTGGTCGCTCTAATTGAACTATCAATTGCTATTCCGCTTTGCCCGACAGTTTGAGCAATAAAATCATCATTACCCTTTGAAGAGTAAATCTCAAAAAATCTGTAACGCTCTGTGGTGCTTATATTAATTGAAGCCGAAAGAATATTGTTATTATTACCATTAATTTCTTGAACTAATCGACCAACAGCTAAATCACTGCCTTCGCGGGTAATTACTAAATCACCATCTGCATTTGTAACCAAAAGAACTTGTAATTTTTTGGCGTATCTATCCATAAAAGCGGCGATTGTGTCGCCCTTTTCTGCGGTAATTACTTCTTTTGCGCCTAAAGTGCTTAAATCAGCAACGTCATTAATAACGGCGATTGAATGCCCATTATCACTTAAAACAGTCTCTAAAAGCCGAACAAAATTACGTTGGAAATATTGCTTTGGAATTATCGAACTATCAATTAAATCACCAGTTTTATCTCGACCCGAAACTGAAATTGAGTGACTACTTGAAGAATAGCTTATGTCTAAATCTTCAATAAAACCCGACATAACAGAATTATCATCAATAAGAATTTTAACAAAATCTTGAGCTTTTAAATCATTTTGAATTTTGCCAAAAACTCCCGACATAAAATCAAAAGAATCTTTGATTGTTGTGGAAAATGAAAATTGACTTGCAAGATTTTCAACAGATCTATTCACCAAAGCATCAGTAAATCCTTGGTATTTTATGCCGTTTACTTCTAAAGTTAAATCAGACATTGCTTAAAAGTTTGATATTGCCTTGGATGCGGCTCGTGTCGCCAAATTGATTTAGCTGGCGGATATTTTCTTTTAAATCAAGTGATCCGTAAAAAGAATAAACTAAATTATTTAAAGAAATTGGGTTGATTTGTTCGTAGTCGATTATGTTTGGCAAGCTAATTGACAATTGCGAAAAAATATTGGTCGCTTCAACCCGCATATCTAAAAGAAGTTGGTAAATATCTTTATCTAAATTTGAGGGAAGCGTAGCAAAGCCAGCTTCTAGTTTTAAATTTACAGAATTTAAATCTTGCAAAGTTGCATAATCAATATTTGCCGCAGCATTGTAAGCAATCGCCATCGCCGCAGCATTTACAAAATTGTTTAGCTGGTCTTGGTTTGATTTTATATCTTGCTGCAATTGAGAATTGCCATTTGAAACGCGGTCTCTTTGGTCAAAGCCAAAAAGATTTGACATAACAACAAAAACATCTTTTGCCGAATTGTAGCCTACAGAAAGATTGTTAAAAGAGGCTCTTAAATTAGCTGCCAATTTTGACGGGCTTTGAACTAAAGAATTAGCAGAATTTACAATTTGATTTAATGCAGTCGTTGCGTTGCCAATTGAATCAGCAGCACCTTGCACTAATCTTGAAGCTCGGTTTATTTGATTTGCAACCTGCTTTGTTGTTTTGACTGCAGAATCAAATTTTGCTTTGGCTTTAACAACATTTTTCCATTCTTTATCAAAAACAGCTTCATTTTTACCAAGAATTTTGCTTTTTAAATTAGCTAAAAAGCCTTTGTTACCGTCTAGCTTGAAAGGCAAAATATTTAAAGAAGCAACCTCAAAATTTAAAGTAAATTTAGAAATGCCAAGCTCTTTGACATTATCGCTTACATTATAGCCAACACAAACAACGCTTTGCGAGCCAAAAGTAGGATGAATTAAAGTGCCAATACCCGAACTCTCCAAGACTTCAATTAAAGCATCTCTATCGTCAAAAGAAACGTTGTTGTCAGTCAATGCAGTTATTGAGAATTTCTTTTCAATTCCCCCTAAGTCTTCAACGTAACGCTCTTTGCGGTTTGGATATTCATGAGAAATTGTTTTGCGGCCACCATCAACGCTTGTGTCTTGATAGGCAAATTCAACGCCTTTAAAACTCGCGGTTGGTAATCTAGCAATGTTAAAAATTGTCATTAGCCACCTGCATAAACTGAATTGACTCCAATATTCATAAAGCTTTTAGGCGCAGGAGTGAAGTTTGAATTTGAACCTTTTGGCAACCCTTTAATGTTGATGTCCATTTGACCACCAGCGGTTAATTGTTGTTGCTGGTTAATATTTTGACTGGCCGCTTGATTTACTTGTGAAGGCGCGACACTATTTGCCAAAGAGTCTAACCCAACGAAAGAAAGCACGCTTGCCGCATCAGTTCTAAAAGAATTGAATTTTGCAATTGCTGCATCAATCTTTGCGCCAATAGCGTCAAAAATTAAAAGAAATTCATCTTTTAAAAAATTAAAGACTACCATGAAACTATCTTTTAAAAGATAGCCAGCAACAGCAAGGGCAGTAATTCCAGCAATCAATAACCCAACTGGCGAGATTAAAAAAACAAAAATTCCAGCAAGCGCAGCTATTCCAATTGACATAAAACCAATTGTCGCTAAAACAGGAGCTAGGACTCCGCCCAAAATTACTGCATAAGTGATAAATTTTTTAGTTTCAGGAGATAAAGATTTAAAATAAGAGGTTAACTTCCCAGCAAATTCACCTAAGTCTTTGATTAGTTTTTTAATATCAACAGCCTTAACCATTTCATTGCCAAGTTCTGCGAAAGCAAGATTTACTTGATCTTTTAAAGTAGAATAAAGCCCTGAAAGTGATGTGGACAATTTTTCTGTAGCTTGATAATACATTCCGCCAGCTAATGTCGCTTTTGTTAAAGCATCCTCAACCACTCTTACAGCTTTTGTAAATGGTGCAACTAATCCAACTTTGACAGCGGTATTTGACGCAATTGCAAGCACTCGTTATTCAACAATAATCTTTCCAGCAGAATGGGGCGTTTCTACTTTAACAACTGAAACCGAAGCTAAATTCAATGTTGACAATAAAATTGTTCACGAATTTGGCATTGTTTGTAAAAATGATACTTACGCCAATAGCAATACCGCTTTAGATGCTTTAAATCAAAAAACACTCGGCTATATTCCAAATAAGCTGATTTCAGGAGCTGCTCACAAAGGCGGTGCTATATTTGAGAACCCGATTGTTATTGCCGCCTATGCTGCTGCGTTACGTGAATTAAGACTTACAGTACATTCAAACGTATCTTCAATCACAACTAACGGGCAATCATTAGGCGGTTCTTTCTTCGCTGCAATTCCTTATCACAATACGCCATTTAGCCTATTGCCAATTATTGAAACTGGGAATGATTTTTCTGATGCTGAAGCTTTAGAGTTGCAAAATTCTGGTGGTTGGGTGCTTAGAAATAATCCTGCAAATACTGTGATTATTTCAAATGAAGCGGTAACAACTTATAAAACTAACACGCTTGGAAACGCAGACATAACTTTTAAATACATCAATTATTTTGACACTTTAACCTTAACTGCTGAATTTTTCTTTAATAATACAAAAGCTGATTTTTCTCAACATATTTTGACAACTGGACAATTAATTGCTGGTCGCCCAATGGTTAATAAAGAAGGATTTATCGCTGCTTTGATGGGTTATTATGCCATACTTTCGGGCATCAATGGCAATAACAATTATTGTTTATTAAGAGCTGGCACGGATCAGCAAGCAGCTTTCAAAAAAGCTTTGACTGATTCGGTAGTTATTAATCTTTCAACTGGAACTTTAACAGCCGAAGCAATTGCCAATATTACAACTCAAGTAAGAAATATTTTAG